GTAATAATTATCTTGAAATTCGCTGTTGGTGCAGTACGGTTTTGAGATTTACGCTAAGAAGGGCTTTCACAAGGCGTTCATCGAAGACCAGAAGCAAAGCGATATCTTTTGGCTAGCTTGGGAATGTATCCGCCGTTCGGGTGAAACTGTTAAGCCATTCGGAGAAGCGTTTATCGAAACATTGACTTCGGTTGAAGTTCTCGATGACGACCCTTTGGCTTAGGGCGCGACTCGATCACCTATCTGATTGCTAAATTAAGTGTCAGACTCGGGATCGCGCCACAACAATTATTAGAGCTAGATGAAGTAATGCTAAAGAACCTAATCAAGGTTCTACAGGATGAAGCGAAGGAGGCTAGAGATGCCAGCAACCGTCAAAGGCGGCGTTGAACTTCGCAAGGCACTTCGCAACTTCGCACCAGAGTTAGGTAAAGAAACACAGAAAGAAATTGCTAGCGTTCTTAAGCCAGTTGTAAAAGAAGCTAGAGGATTTGTCACTACCTCGCCTTTAAGCAACTGGGCTAGAGAAGGTGGCAAGTTTCCTGTGTTTAACGCTTCTATAGTTAAGCGTGGCATTGGCTACAAGACAACACCATCAAAGCCTAATCGCAAAGGCTTTACAGCATTAGCCCAGATTCGCAACCGTTCAGCAGCAGGTGCTATCTATGAAACAGCAGGTCGCCGCGCACCAGGAACAAAGCCATCCTCACGCCCTAACTTTGCTCAGGCAATGGGCCCATTAACAGGTTCAGGCAAAGAGCGTGGAAGATTGATTTACAAGGCTTGGGAGAATGACAAAGGCAACGCAACAAAGGCTGTTCTTAAAGCGATAGACAACGCTGGTAAGACTTTTAACCGAATGGTGGGAACTCGCTGATGGCTAATGTAGTAATTGATATTGCAGCCGAATACACCGGCAATAGAGCATTTAAGCAAGCAGAAACTGCAACACAGAAACTTGAGAAAAGCGTTGCTAAATTAGGTAAGCAACTTGCTGGAGTCTTTGCTGCATCTAAGTTATACGCATTTGGAAAGAACGCAGTCAAGGCATTTGCAGCTGATGAAAAGGCTGCACGATCATTAGCCTTAGCCCTAGCCAATACAGGCAACGCCTTTGCTTCCATCGAGGTTGAAAAGTTTATCGGTGACTTACAACGCGCCACAGGCGTTCTAGATGACAACCTTCGCCCAGCCTTTAGAACTTTACTTACAGCCACAGGTGATGTTAAGAAGTCGCAGGATGGCTTAGCCCTAGCCCTTGACATTGCAGCAGGTACAGGCAAAGACTTAGGCGCAGTATCTTTGGCACTAGCAAAGGCTTATGGTGGGCAGACAACAGCCCTTAGCCGTCTAGGTGCAGGCTTATCTAAAGCCACTCTTGCATCTGGTGACTTAGACCTAATCACTAGTGAATTAACAAAGAAGTTCTCTGGTCAGGCACTAGCTGCTGCCGAAGGCTATTCAGGCTCTATCGCTAAGTTAGCAGTTGCATCAGCTAACGCTAAGGAAATTATTGGTAAAGACCTTCTAGATGCAATGCAGATGGTTGCAGGCGAAGATGGTATTGGCGGAGCAACAACAGCAATGGAAAGTTTTGCCACTCAAATTGGTAATGCAATCTATGGCATTGGTGTTCTTACAAAGGCAATAAAGTCTTTGCCAGGTGCAGGATTTATTGGTGATGTTTTATCTGCTGGTACTCAAATCTCAGGACTAGGACTTCTTTCTAGACTTGGTGCTAGAAGTAAAGCAGCCAGCGCAGGCACTCCTGCTCAATCTCCTGGACAACGCAAGGCAATCGATAAAGCCAATGCCGATGCCCTTAAACTTCAAAAGTCTAAGAACTCTTTACAGACAATCGATAACAATTTAACTACTCGCAAGATTGTCCTTACAGCCGATCAACAGGCTTTAGAAGAACTTAAGAAGAAATTCGATGTAGAACGCATTGGATTATATGCAGCTCTTAACAGCGCAACCGATGAGGAAACACGCCTTCGTCTAAGGTCACTCATTGCAATCCATGATAACGATGCAGCACTTGCTGGCAAGATTAAAGCAGAACAAGAAGCTGCTGAACAAGCAAGATTACTAGCACTTGCACTTGCTGAATCCCGTGCCGCTTGGGGCGCATGGCAGACTCTTATCGGTAACTCCTTTGCAGCAGCGGCAATGGCAGCGGCAACACCAGCAGCCAATATGCCTAGCACAACTAACTATGTGCCAGAGCGTTACGCTCCAGGTGATATTCCTGGCATCTCAGGTCAGCGTGGCTTTAGATTCGCTGGTGCTGATTCATCTCCAACAGTTGTGGTCAATGTTGCAGGATCAGTCACAGCCGAGCGCGACCTTGTATCTGCCATCACTCAGGGCATCTATAACAATCAGGCTTCCGGAATCCCAATCAGCTACTCAACGAGTTATGTCTAATGGCATTACCAGCAACGCTAGTCGTCAAGATAAATCTATCGGGTGGAGCTTCATTCGGTAACCCATTTATTTTGGGTACTTCACAATTAGGCTTTGCTGAACTTGCTTCTGCTATTCCCGTTATTGTCGATGTTTCTGCTCAGACTACCAACATCTCAACTCGTAGACAGCGCAACCTTTTGCAAGATAACTATGAAGCAGGTCAAGCAACCATTCGTGTTGTAGACCCTAACGGTGACTGGAATCCACAGAACACTTCTAGCCCTTACTACGGGCTATTACAGCCACTTAGGAAGATACAGGCATCTGCTGTCTACGGTGGCGTTACTTATGGCTTATTTGGCGGTTACATCACCGAATATCGCTACACCTACCCAACAGGGCAGGAAACAGGTTATGTCACTTTTATTTGCTACGATGCGTTTCGCTTGATGTATAACTCCAATGTCACAACTGTTACAGGTGGCACAGCAGGTCAGACAACTGCTCAACGCGTTCAATCTATTTTGACCATGATTGCCTGGCCGCCTGCATTTACGAGCATTGGCACAGGTGCTACAACTTGCGTAGTTGATCCTGGCACAACACGCACAGTATTAGGAGCTATTCAGACTGCTGAGTTCACAGAGCAGGGCGCGTTCTATATCGATGCCAATGGTGTTGCAACCTTTAAGGGTCGCCAATTCGTCTACGATGCACAAGCTGCTTCTCCAACAATCTTCAATCAAACAGGTACAGGCATTAACTATGCAGGTATTACCTTTGCACTCGATGACAAGACAATCGTGAACAAGGCAAGTGTGACCCGTATTGGTGGCACAACTCAGACTTACTCAGATGCGACATCTATTGCCCAATACTTCACACGATCCATCACAGCTACAGATATGCTCATGCAGACAGATGCCAACGCTCTAAGCCTTGCAACTGCTTATGTCGATAGCCGTAAAGAAACTTCTATTCGCATTGAAACCATTACCCTAGATTTGATGACCCCATCATATTCAGCAGGTATCACAGCAGCTCTAAGCCTGGACTTCTTCAACACAGTAGACATCACCAATGAGCAACCTGGTGGATCGACTATTCAAAAGAAACTCCAAGTGCAGGGAATTGCTCACAACATCACCCCTAATACTTGGACTACAACTATCGCTACACAGGAGCCTTTACTCGATGTTATGTACTAGAATTGACCCTATGAAAGAGGTGTGCTAATGGCTGTTGGATTTCCAACTAAGGTGAGCTACGCAAACGGAGACGTTTTCTCCGCGAGCGACATAAATGACACGAATGGAACAATCAACCTGCTCACGAGCAGCACACTCTCAGTTGCAGCAGCAAAGAATATGGTCATTAACGGCGCGGCAGATTTTTGGCAACGCGGCACTACTTTTACTAATGCTGTTGCCTATACAGCAGACCGTTGGTATCAAGCAGCGAGCAATGTGACCACAACACAAGAAACAACTATTGTGCCTACTGGGTTTAGATATTCAGTAAAAGGAACAACAACGGCAACAACACAGCCTTACTGGATGCAAGCAATAGAAACTGATAACGCAATCCGTTATGCAGGTCAAACAGTAACTCTTTCCTATTATGCTGCTACAAGTAACTCATCTAATGTTTTAATTCGTTTAGATTATTCAAACAATGTCAATGAGGCTATTGCTGGTACTTACACAACTATTGCATCTAATTCAGTCGCAGCGACTTCAACAATGTCTAGAGTTTCTGCAACATTTGCTGTGCCTTCAACTGCTAAGACTTTGCGTGTTTTAGTTGGTGCAGCAGGTAGCCAAACAATTGGAGTGACTACATCTTTTACTGGCGTTCAACTAGAATTAGGCTCAACTTCAACAACCTTCAGCCGTGCTGGTGGAACTATTCAAGGTGAATTGGCTGCTTGCCAAAGATATTACTGGCAAACAGGATTAAGAGCATCTAGAAGTTTTGGGGTTGCTCAATTTGTTAATACTGTAGACGGTCTAGCCTTTGTAGCATTACCAGTAACAATGAGAGTAAACCCATCTAACAGCGTATCTGCCGCAACAGATTTTGAGGTTATAAATGCAGGTGGTAGTTCTGCTATTGCCCTTACTGCAATTAGTTTTGGCGAACAGTCCGTTGATGGTTTTACCGCCAATTTAACTACTGCTAGTGGTATGACTACTGGACAGGCATCTTTATGGCGTAGTAAAAGCGCAGGAAACGCAACTTTGAAAGTGAGTGCAGAACTATGACCTACGAAATAATGGATTTTATTCTTGGCGGCCAAATCTTAAAAAGAACAGATGAAGATGGTGCAGAATGGTTTATTCCTATTGACCCTGCCAACTCTGATTATCAGGCATATCTAAAGAGTCTTGATGAAGCCTCTACTCTGTAAAGCAGGACAACAACTTCGTGAGCAGATTGATGATTCATTCCCTGACCGCGATAGAAAGTCAGATGGTTGGATAGGCGATGCCGCACACTCCAATCGTAAGAGTGACCACAATCCCGATCCGTCTAACGGAATCGTCAGGGCTATTGATGTGGATAAGGACTTCGACTCACGCCCCAGCACAGGTGCTTATCTTGCCGACCAAATACGCCTATGTGCCAAGAAAGACCGCAGAGTGTCCTACGTCATTTATGCAGGAAAAATTGCATCCAGAAAATCATTTTGGCGTTGGGTCAAATATAAAGGAATCAATTCTCATCACGCTCATATCCATATTAGTTTTACTAAAGAAGGCGATCAGAATGGTCGCTGGTTCGACATCCCGATGCTAGGAGCAACAACAAATGAAAGACCTTAAAACAGCAGCAGGCTCATGGGCTAGAGCATTTTTAGTAGCAGTCTTGACACTTGCAGCAGCTGGTGTGACAGAGCCAAAGGCATTACTTGCTGCTGGACTTTCATCATGCTTGCCACCAGTTATTCGTTGGTTAAATCCTAACGATCAAGGTTTAGGCATCAAAGCATAATGACTGCCCTTAACTGGGCGGCTCTCGCAGTTGCAGTCATCTCAATCGTCACAGCCTTTGCAGGATCAATTCGCTGGCTAGTGAAGCATTACTTGAATGAACTAAAACCTAACGGTGGTTCATCAATGAATGACAGATTGAATCGACTTGAAGGGCGTGTCGAAACAATCATTTCTTTATTGGAGAGGTGACAATTTACACATGGCAAGAAAAGCAACTAAGAAGCTAGTGGATGAAGGCTATTCCAAACTAGATGCGTGGGCTATTGGTGTGCATGAAATGTATCGTGCATTACGCAGAGCAGGCTTCGATGTTGATTTGGCACTTGGCATAATTACAGAGAAAAACGCGTATCCGGACTGGATACTGCCTACTCCAATTAACCCAAATATCCCAGAGCCAGACTGGTATGACGATGAGGATGAATGAAAAGAACTGTTGTAGTTCCAGACTTACAAGTTCCCTATCACGATCCAATAGCAGTAAAAAATGTTGCAGCGTATATTAAAGCTGTACGCCCCGATTCTGTCGTTACTCTCGGTGATGAAATTGACCTACCACAGATTTCCCGATGGACAGAAAACACTCCAGGATGGTACGAGCAGACACTAGCTACCGACAGAGATGAAGCAGTTGAGGTTCTCTGGTCATTAGTTGAACACGCTAAAGATGCTCACATGATTCGTAGCAATCACACAGACCGTCTTTACAATGTGATTATGAAGAAAATTCCTGCCTTCTTGGCATTGCCTGAATTGCGCTTTGAGAAGTTCCTAAAGCTCGATGAACTAGGCATTACCTACCATAAGAAGCCCTACGCCATTGCTAGAGGCATTGTGGCAGTTCATGGCGATGAGCAGAGCGTAAAGCCTACACCTGGTCTTACAGCCCTTGAAGCGGCTCGTAGACACGGGATTAGCGTTATCTGTGGTCATACCCACAGGGCAGGTCAATCAGCCTTTACAGAGGCTTCTGGCGGGCGTATAGGGCGTATCCTGAGAGGCTGGGAAGCAGGGCATCTCATGGATGTCAGGCAGGCTCATTACACTAAAGGCACGATGAACTGGCAACAGGCGTTCATCATCATTGAGGAAATAGGCACGAATGTGCAGGTCAGCATCATTAACCTAGAAAAGGATGGGACATTCGTTGTGTCAGGTAAGAGATACGGGCGCGCTCGGTAACGACATATCTAGAGACATCGATGACCATATGGATGACTCAGAATTGTTACCGTTTCGTTATCAAAATCTACTGAATAAATCCCACTAGCTGTGTAACACTTTCCCTGTTCCCAAGATTTGGGACAAGAAAGGGCAAAATGATTATCAATTCATTAACAATTTTGATTGTTGTAGGAGCAGGATTAGCTGCATATTTCTCATTCAAATTGGGTCAAGAAGTTGGATATGATCGTGGGATTGTCGAAGGTCGCAAAGCTTTGAGAAAGCAGTTTGAGCAGGCTGGTCGATGAAATCAACAGAGGCACTTATCAATGCAATCGACATTATGCAAGATCGTAAGCGTGTCTATGGTTCAGCGAAAATCAATCAAGGTCGCATCCTTTTCTAGGTTAATGATGCTGACCTGCACATTCGTGCCTATTTCCTCAATGATGATGAACGCCTGTTGCCAGTTCATCGTGCCTTTAG